TAAGTGGTATGAAAAAGATGCCGAAATGCGCGAGTATGCTGATGTTGTAGGTAATGGATATGCGCAACGCAATCCCGGCCTAGATCCAGAAGATGTTCTTGTGTATGTGTCTAAACAGGTGAAGAAACAGTTTGCTGAAAAATTCGTTAATCCAAATAGAAATAAACCTTCAGCAGTCGAAGGGGCCAGTACAGGGGCAGCTAACAAGAGTTCGTTTGAACTTACCGAAGATGAGCGGAAGGTTATGAACACTTTCGTAAGGTCCGGTGTTATGTCCAAAGAAGAATATATTGCACAAGTTAAGCAAATGAAAGGTGTCAAATGAGTCGAGTTCTTGAAAAGCGCACAGCGCGCAAACCTCTCCATCAACGCGGTCCACAAACCATTAATGGAGACAAAGATCCTAACTATGTCTATCGTTTCGTTAATGACACTGGTAGTCGTATTGCTAATTTCCAATCTGCTGGGTATGAATTTGTCGAAGACAAAGAGCTAGTAGTTGGAGATTCTCGTGTGTTTGATCCTTCTGATATTGGTTCCGGTAAACGGGTTACTAGTAATGATGGTACTGTTTCTTATTTGATGCGAACTAAGAAAGAATACTACGATGAAGATCAAGCGTCAAAAGCTGCTCTTATCGACGAGACTGAGCAAGCTATGAAACAAGAAGCTACAAAGGGTATGTACGGGAAACTAAACATCTCTTAAGTTTCTACTTAATTTTAAGGAATATGAATGGCAAATATCTCTCGTGTTAACGGCTTTAAACCCGTAAAGCACTTCACTGGCGCACCGTATAACGGCCAAGCCAATATCTATGAAGTTTCTGTCAGTGAAACTGTTCCAGTCTTTGTTGGTGACTTGGTTGTTCGTTCAACTAATGCTTCTACCTCTGGTCTAGTTACTGTCAAATCTCTGTCTGCTGCTGCTACTGCTAATGATGTAGTTGCTGGTGTTGTTCTTGGTGCAGTTGTTGGTATTGTTAATCCAAAGCTTGATCCTGTAGATGGTACTATGTCTGCTGGTTCTATCTCACTAGATACTCCACAATACTCTCCAGCGACTACTAAGACTTTTGTTTTGGTTGCTGATGCTCCAGATATTATCTATGAAGTTCAGGCAACAGGCTCTTTTGCTCTAGCTGACATTGGTTTGAATGCTGACGTTGGTGTTCTAGCTGCTGCTGGTAATGGTCTTGTTACTGGTACTTCTGGTATGTATGTTAATGCTACTGCCCCGACTGCTTCTGCAAGTCGTCCAGTACACGTTGTTGGTTATGTTAAGCGTCCTGACAATGAAGCTCCCGGAGCCTACAATAAACTACTTGTTCAGCTAACTACTAGCGCTCAAGGCAATGCCATTGTTGGCGTTTAATTAAAGGATTAATATATGTCAGGTATTATCACTAGTTCCAGCTTTGCCAAACTTCTCTGGCCCGGCCTTAATGCAATCTATGGTAAGTCATATAATGACTATCCAGTAGAATGGGACAAACTCTTTGAGAAGAACACTTCTGATCGTGCATACGAAGAAGATCTTGGTCTAAGTTCTTTTGGTCTAGCTTCAGTTAAAAATGAAGGTGCACCAATCACTTATGACACTGAGCGTCAAGGCTTCACCTCACGGTACAACCATGTTGTGTATGCTCTAGGCTTTATCGTTACTCGGGAAATTTTCGAGGATGATCAATATGGTAAGGTTGGCGCTCAAAAGGCAAAAGCTCTTGCTCGCTCAATGCGTCAGACCAAGGAAATCATTGGCGCTAACATTTACAACCGTGCACAAACTGCTGGTTATGTTGGTGGTGATGGTGTTACCCTTCTGAATGCTTCACATCCAAATATCGCTGGTGGTACTTTCTCTAACGTCATCGCAACTGCGGCTGACCTTTCTGAAGCTGCACTAGAACAGGCTGTCATCGACATCGCAGGTTTCCGTGATGATCGTGGTCTGCTAATTGCTGCTAAACCAGATAAGTTAGTTATCCCATATCAACAACAGTTTGAAGCTGCTCGTATTTTGGGTGCAGATGGTCGTGTTGGTACTGATCTAAATGATCCTAACGTTCTTAAGGATCGTGGTTTGTTTAGTAATGTTATTACTAACCATTACCTAACTGATCCAGATGCTTGGTTCATCCTAACTAACATTGGTGATGGTCTGAAGTATTTTGAACGTCGCGGTGATGCTTTCGAGATGGACAATGACTTTGATACTGAGAACGCAAAGTTCAAGGCAACTGCTCGTTACTCCTTTGGTTGGTCTGATCCACGTGCAATCTACGGAAGTGCCGGGGCCTAATGCCAAAAGGCACTAGATAGACTAATTAATCTTCATGGGGTGAGGAAGACTATTGATACCTTCCGCCCCACTTTTCTATAAGGAATAATTATGGCAGTAGGTATTGTAGGTCCAGCCGGTGTAACTCAAACTACACCTTCAGCACGCGACCCATATGTAAAACTAGGTGTATTAGAAGTAGCTGACGGTTCTACCGGCTTTGCTGCATTTGGTCTTCCTAAGTATGCAGTTGTGCTAGGTGTGTATACGATTTGTACTGGTGCTAATGCTACTCAGACAATCAACGTTGGTTTTACTAATGGTGGTGTTGAGTTGGTTAGTGCTTTTGCACCAAATTCAACTGGCTATGAAGTTGCTGGTGCACAAACTGGTACGTCTGTTGGTGTTCAATTAACAGAAGATAAAATTGTATATCTAAAGGCTAGTGCAACGCTAACCACACCAGTCATTGTTAAAGTGGAATATATTATTCCACCACAAGGTCAACGTCTTTAATTTGATTTGATCTCCCTAGAGGGCGTAGTTTGTTTAATCGCAAATTGCGCCCTTTATTTTTATAAGGAAATATAATGCGCCCACAAGTAATTAGTATAACAGGTACAGGGACAACTGCATGGATTCCACTAGACTATAAACAAAGTCCATTTAATGTTGGTCTTGGTGTAGTTGTTAGTGGTACAATCACTTATGATATTGAACATACCTTTGATGATATTTTCGATTCAACTGTAACACCTACAGCTTTTAAGCACAGTTCTCTTGTTTCACAAACTACGAATAAGGATGGCAACTATGCATTTCCTATTCGCGCAATTCGAGTTAATAATACTGCTGGTACAGGAACTACAACTCTCACAATCCTACAAGGACTCCGATAATGAATATTCAAGACATCGCAGATTTTATTGAGCTTGTTAAGAATCCTGCCAAGTATGAACGTGTTCTACAGAATATTAAAGATGAACAAGGTCGCTTAAATGCTGCCATTGAAACTGTTGGTAAAGCTTCTGATTTAGATAAGTTACGTAAAGATGTTGAAGTGCGTATTGAAACTATTACATCTGATTATGCAAAGAAGACAGAGGAACTTGAAAAATCATATGCAAAAAAAGAAAAACGAATTGAAAATTTGCGTGTTGATTTAGAAGGTAAAATTACTCTTGCTCAGACACAGACTAATGCTGCAGACGTTCGCCAAAAGGCTGCAGAAGATTTAGCTAATTCCTTTGCTGGTCGAGATAAAAAACTAAAAGAACAAGAAAAGTTCGTTGCTGATCTTCAAGTTGAAGTTCAAAAACAAGCTGCGGAGTACAACGAAAAACTAGAAAAACTACGTTCTATTGGGATTATCTAAATGGGTGTTTCAGTCGAACAATATTCAGATCGACTGTTAACTGTATTGGTGGACACAACTTCTTCAACATTTTCATATGTTGGGGAAGCTCCTTCTGGTTCATCTACAGCAGGATCTGTTTGGAGAATTAAAAGATTGGACACAACCTCAGGAGTTGAATTAAAATTTGCTGACGGTAATATTTTTTTTGATAATGTGTGGGACAATCGCACAATGCTAACTTATTTATAAAGGATTAAGATGCCTACAGTTTCTTATGTAAAAATTCCTGCTGCTAATGAAGATCTAGTAGAAGGTATTAATGCTGGTACTGATCAGTGGGCTATTGCTCTCACTAATACTATTCCAGCAAGTAAAACTTTTGTTTCAGGTACTACTGACTTAGCCACAGCTGCTGGCTACACGGCTGGAGGTGCTAATGTAGGCACTACTTCTAGTGGTATGAATGGGTCTGATTTTGTATTGGTGCTTGCTGATCCTGCCGTATGGACTGCTTCTGGTGGCGGCTTTACTTTCCGATATGCACTATTAGTAAATAAGACAGTCAATATTATTCCCGGCTATTGGGATTACGGCTCTAGTCAAGTTGTTGCTGCAGGTGAAACTGTGACTGTTGATTTAGATCAGACGGCTACGGCCGGTGTATTTAAAATTAACTAGGGAGTTGCTATGACACTAGATCAACAAACTGCGTTAGAGGCTGTCGCGTGTCGTGCTCTTACGTCAGAAGAGATTCAGGTACTTGATCCGCTAGTATCGCTGCGAAATGATGTTGAAATATCTAAGATACTCTCCAGAGGTAGAATTAAGGTACAACCTTCTCCTATTGGAATCGGGACTGTCTTGGCGGTCATGGCACCCTCTGGCGGCGAATTCCTTAACGCTCTTGAATCAACAGGTGTTACAGATGCAAACGTCAAGTGGGCACTAAAGATGATGGAGCAATCTACATTTGATGTTGGTCACCCAGTAACACGGTCGCAGCTTGCGGCGTTTGCTGCCGCTAATCCTACAATGAGTACCGCTGTGAATGCACTAATGGCAGTCGCAGAGGTTGCCGATCCTATCCACTACAACGTGGTAAGTGACGCACTCAATATTGCTGAGGGGAGACTGACGCTATGAGCAACGAGGCAATTGTATTTTTAGGAACGCAGAAAACGCTGGAAGCATCAGGCGCAGCTATCGCCAACAACACTTTAGCGCAGGCCGATGACGCGAGTTACAGCATCACTGTCGATGGCGCGTACTACCCGGATGCACGTTTTGTGCTGACTGGCGCATTCGCCACGGCCCCCACTGAAAACACCACACTTGCCCTCTATGCGCGCCCCTTAAATATTGACGGCACGGCAGACACGGATGCCCCTGAGATCACGCGTCCGGTGCAGTACATCGGCGTGTTTGTAGTCAATAACGTAACGACCTCGCAATCCTTGGTGTTGATGGCGCAGAACGTGCCGTGGGAAGCCGACTACTACATCCACAACAACGGCACCGGTCAGACTTTGAGCTCCGGCTGGAAGTTGCTCGTTACTCCTTGCACTATCGGCCCAGCGGCTTAAATGGCTAATCTGGTGATTCCGCGCCGGGAGATTTGGACGCAGCAGCCAAGGCAGTTCTCAGGAATTGACAAGGGGAACAGGTTCGGAAGCCGGGTTGACTCTTGGTATCTTGCGTCTGAATTTAAGGCAAAACAAGCGTCAATTATTACGCCGAATGGGGTGGCAACTGATTTTTCATCTCAGTATGTAATTGGAAATTCACCTAGCGTAGCAGGAAGACCATTCACTCTTGTTTTTGTATTTACAATGCCGGTTGCAAATGTAGGGGCGAAAGATTCCGTTTATGTAGGGTCTGGGAACGGGTTTAGAGCAAGTCCATATACATCAAGCGGCGGCATGTATTGGCCGTGGACTGCAAACGGTGTGGCAAACGGGGAAGGCAGTCCCCGCGATGCCAGTGGCGTATTTGATAACCGCAAAATCGTACTCGTTAGCGACTGGACAGCCACAGGGCAAACTTCGTGGTGGAAGCGCGATGGGGTTGATCTGGTTTCTTGGAGTGACACATTTGGGTATATACCACCAACAGACCTATCGGTAAAAATCGGCCAAAGCGGGAATGGGGCTGCAAAATTCCTTGCCGCTTATGTGCTTGAGGGGAATGTTGGGGCGCAAGGTGCTGCCGAGATCATCAAAAACCCGTGGCAGATATTCGCGCCCCGCGAAACTCGCTTATTTGTACCTGTATCTTCTATAGGAGGTTCTTATACACTAACAGCACAAGCTGGAATTTATAGTTTAACTGGTCAACCAGCACAGCTTCTTAAGTCTAAACTTCTTACTTCTTCTGGAGGTACTTATCAGCATGTAGGAGCAGATGCTTCTCTATATCGCTCGAGACAGTTCTCTCTTTCTGGTGGTTCTTATTCCATTTCAGGTGCATCGGCAGATATTACTTTTACAGGACTGTCTGCTAATTACATTCTTACTGCACAAGGAGGTATATATAGTCTAGTAGGAAGCTCTGCTGACATTATATATACTGCACTGAGTCCATCTTATTTACTGACTGCGCAAGGAGGCACTTATACTTTATCTGGCAATAGTATTGACCTGAGAAAGAGTAAAAGACTTACTGCTTCTGGTGGAGGTTATTCTTATACAGGACAACAAGTAAATATCACAGCTGGGCCTGCAGAGTAAGCACTTTAGTTAAATATATAAATGTTCTTACTGGTGAAATCCTACTACTACAACCTTTTTAAGGGTTTCTATGAAAAAGAATTTTTTTATTTCTGGTGAGTGGAATCTAACATGCGATGTTTGTTCCAAAAAGATAAAAGCACATGAAGCTAAACAAAGATGGGATGGTTTTATTGTCTGTGAAGATGACTTTGAACATCGCCATTCACAGGACTTTGTTAAAGCACATACAGATAAAATCTCTGTTCCATTTCAACGTCCAATACCAACTTTAGTATTTGCACCTGTATCTTATATAACACTTTATGTGGATGATAATTATATTGAAAATCACATAAAACAAACCTATTTTGAGGAAAGTTAATGTCAACAATTATAACACGATTGGGTAAAGGTACTGCGCTTACTTGGGAAGAAGCAGATACCAACTTTACGAATCTAAATACAGATAAAGTTGAGTATGCGAGTTTAGCTGCAGATAGTGGTTCATCTTTAGTTGGATTTGGAACTGGTAAAACTTTAGCTGATCTAAGTGGGAATTCTGGCGCATCGTTGGTGGGGTATATGCCTGCTGGTGTTGGCGCTGTTGCTACGGATGTGCAGAGCAAGATGCGGGAGAGTGTGAGCGTTAGGGATTTTGGGGCTGTTTGCGACGGTGTTACCGATACAGACGGAGCCAAAATCCAAGCGGCCGTCAATTCAAAAGCAGAGCAGGGTGGGGGATTTGTCTTAATTCCCGGCATTGCTGTATCAACGCAGACGATTACCGTTCCGGAAGGCGTTACGCTGGTCGGTATCGGGCGCGGCTATAACAAAAAGCCAATCAGCGGTATTTTATTTAAAGGAACCGGCGTAAGGTCGTACAGCATCACAAATGCCATTTCTGTCAGCGTGGCTAACCCTGACGCAGGTGGCGTATATCTGGCGGACTCAGGCACTCGCGGAAACAACTATTCAACGATTGATTTCAGCGCGAGCTTTTCAGCCGCCGTTATCTTATCGCCGTCATCTGGGCTTGAAGATTTAGCAGTGCTGCCGTGGTTCGACGGCGTTGATGGATACATCGGCACAGACAATCGCATGGCCGACAGTTGGGATGTTGGAGTATGGGCAAGGAATAGCTCCGGCTGGAGACTGCGAAATGTTATGGCAGATGGTCATTGGCGGAAAGCCGGGTTTCTGGTTAGTTCGTCAGACTTGGGCGACGGGAAGATTCCAGAAAATGAATTAGGAGAAGCAAGTTTTTGTTTGTTTGGTGGCGCTCGCGCCGTATCAATTCGCACCCCGAGAAATGCGCCGGTAACAAATTATGGTTTCGCTGGAACTGATTTTACAAACTGCTATTTTAAGAGCTTCGACCATCAAAGTTCTCACTTAGCAACTTCAAGCTATTTACTGGAGCCACAGTCAACACCATCAGCTTGTTTGGAGATGGATGGTCCACAGGCGCTAAGAGGAGTTCAATTTACAAACTCTACATTTGTAGGCAGAGATGACATTATTATGCTGTTTGGTGCAGTTAATGAGATATTATTTAATGGGTGCTATACAGAATCAAGGTCAATAAAAGTAAATAATTCTTGGCTTTCAAATTCACTTGGCTCAAGAGTTGTTGCAACCAGTGAATCAAATAGTGTCTTTTTTCGTGACTTAACAAAATACGGAGTTGATTTAAGTCCATATTTTACTGCAGATAGCTCCCTTGCGGGGAAGAGGTACGCAAACCCCGGCGTTTTTAATCCAGCCACATCACAGGACTCAGAGTGGGAGCGTCCAAACTTCTCGGAAAGCTACGGAACGCGACTTCGCAATGGGCAGGCCTGGAGAATTTATAATAAGGACTTTAATTCTGTCGCCAGCATTTCAGAGACAGGGGGCTTGACGGTAGGCAGAACTGCTGTCACAAATCCAGTGGATACGGATGGCAATGTGTTTAGCGGCACATACCAACCAGCGCCCGTTATCGGCACAAATGTCACAGCAGCCACTGCATCAGTGCTCAACTATATTCGAGTTGGAAGCATGGTTTTCGTGTCTGGGCAAATAACCGTGACGACTACGGCCGCAAATGTCTCGTCGGATGTCCGTATCCCATTACCAATTCCATCGAACTTGAGCTTTACAACCTTGTCCGGGACTGTGGGTAAGACGGCCGTTTCAACGGCGACAATATCAGGTGGCGTGGTTGGGGATGCAAGCAATTACGAAGCGTCGGTAAGGTTCGTTTCGTCTGCGACGGGATCAATAACGTATTCCGTGTCATTCATGTACAAAAAGTAGACTGACGCACAATGAACCGAACTAACCTTGAACACGCCGGGTTCGTCCTGATGATGCAATCAGATGGAATCATGTTTACACTGTTATACTGATGGGTTATATAACAGATTAATTATTGAATTTGGATGATAAAAGACATGATAGAACATAATCAACGGCGAGAAGATGAACGTTTAACTTTAATAGAACATAAGTTAGATAAACTTTCTAATGATGTAGAAGATTTAGTAGCTGCATGGAAAGCTGCAAATTTTGTAGTTGGATTTATTAAATGGGTTGGTGGATTGTCTACAGCACTTGTAGCAATCTACACACTCATTAAATTGAAAGGATAGGACATGGCAACTAGTGGCAGCACAGATTTTTCTGTGAGTCGTGATGACATCATCAAACGAGCTTTACGTATTATTGGTGTCTTGGCTCAAGGGGAGACACCTACAACTAATCAGACGACTGAAGCTGCTGTTGCCTTGAATGGTTTAGTA